CTTGCGTCATTTGGCTGCCTAACGGCCAGGGTCGCCACCCCGGTTAAGACATTAGCGATTGTGTTCGACATGATTATTTACCCTCCTGTTGTAGTTTAATATAATAAAGCGCCTTTTCAGATAAGGCGGCTGATTTTTCTGGTTCTTTGGGTATCGGTTCCTCCTCCTCAACCTCCGTAGGTATCAACTCCCCCTCCTCCTCCTCTGGCTTTGTATCAATTACAACCGCCTCTTCTTCCTCTTCTGGTAAAACCATACTCCCTCCTTGTAAAACGCCTAGATTTTGATCCTGTGGGGTCTGGTGTGCTTCCTCACCGCATTGGTATCGGGATATTGTATTATGTGATTATCCGTTTTAGTTCTGCTTTGAGCGCTCGATTTTCCTCTTGAAGTTGCTTTATCTTACTTTCGAGCAATGTCAGGGATTTATGCCCCAAGTCCATTATTAGCTGTAGATTCCCAAGCCGATTGTCATCTCTAATCCCATTTTTGTGGTGGATAAGTTCCCAAGGGTGTAATAACCTGCCGAGATGTTTTGCCATTACAAGGCGATGTTCAGAAACTAATCCCCTACTGGTAGCCATGTGTCTAAAAAAGTCAGTAGGCGATACCCATATTAAAATATATCCATTAGAAGCCTTGGATCTACCACCCCTCCAAGCTGGGCTATTTGCTCCGGTGCGTAGATTTCTAGCACAAGCATCACATCTTGGGTTCTGGGGTTCCCCCCTTTTTAACCATACCCATCGGGCTTGCCCACAGTCAAGACAGGCACAATAACCCTGTTTATGCGTGCCTGTCTTTCTAATGTCGCCTATCTCTGGCACTACTTCAGCCTCCGTACTTTAGCGAAACATAATTGAGAAAAAACAAAGGGTCCGAAAGTAGTTTGGAATAAATTCATCCACTAGATCCTGCCCCTGTCCTTCCTCGATTGCTGATAAAATATAGTTAGACCCTACCGCAACATTCTGTATTCCCTGGAGGGCATCGTATAAAGCCCGGTAGACTTCCCGTGCATCCGTGGATTTATCAGCCCAGCAATCGAATTGTACGCTCGGATTCGGCATATCAGGAATATAAGGAGTTGCGGACCCGCCCCGGGTAAAGTAACTGACTGCCGGTAGTGTGCCGTTCTCCGGTATCCTGGGGCAGTAAATCCGCGCCCCAACCAAATCAATCAACGGATCCACCTTTGTTGACGAGGTTGTTAGATAATCCCTTATGATTTTGTTGGTATCAGGTAAGCTCATAAATGCTTCCTCACTTTCCCGGCAAATGAATCTCCCTTAGTATGCTTCACCAGCGCGGGGTGCATATAGGGCCGGGCAGCCATGCGGCTCGTTCCCGTTTCACCATACCCACCATAGCCAGAGGTAGAATAAACAGCGCCTTCCAGCTTGCCATCATTTACAATTTTATCCGGCTCTGCATCTTCCCCTTGCTCGACTGTTCCCATCCCTGAAACTTCAGAAGCAAGTGAGCGTGCGTTATGCCCCGTATCCCAAAAGTCAACGGCCTTTGCGTTCCTGATGCTGTCATTGTGAATAGCTACCACCGTATCCCTCATAGCTAACTTCGTGGCTTTATCGAGCGTATTCTTGGCTGCTGGAATCCTCAGATTGCTAATTATGTTCATGCTTAGTTTCATCGAATTGTCCTCACGAAACACTCTTTATGATGAGAGGTAGCCCCGTCTCTCCGATCTACTACCATCAGGACTTCATAGGTATCACTGTCAATTACTATTCGGTCCTGCTCGGTAACATCGACATCACCAAGAAAGATAGTGTGATCGGCGATAACTAACTCAGCGCCAACCTTTATCTCCCGGCCCTGGGTTTTTGCACTGCCAGAAGATAACCGGCAAGCGATATCCGTCAAGTGGTCCGCCCAGGTTAATGTCGGAGTCCCGTAATCATCAGCGGCACCTTCCGTGTATCTCTGTATAGTACAGGTATTGATTAACAAACTTGTATAGCTCAATCTCCCTCCAAATCCATCTCGGCCCAGTCCAGGACAGGCGAGCTAGATTCCACTCCACGGAGATGTAGTGCTAATTTGGTCATCTTGTCAGATGCCTTTTGAGTGTAGGAGTAATCCCCTATCTTCTCGCCATCGGCATTAGCCACATACTTAGCGGCCCAGGCTTCCAGCGCATCGGCGGCTGCCAGATTAATACTGTTTGAATTCTCAGTCAGGAAATAGGTTAGTTCCTCGTCTGTGAATACAGAATCAGTGGTATCGGTATCGCTTATCTTCAGCCGTACTTTGCCGACATTGGTGGTAATATCATAAGTAACTGTCATTCGCAGGTTCTCCTTTTGCGCCAGTGGGATATCCGGCCCGCATTCAATCGAGAGGATGACATCCGTCCTATAGCTACTCTCGCTATCTCCCGCAGCACCCGGCAGTAATGTATAATCGCTGAGACTGTAAGGTTAGTTGAGGTTGATACTTTATATGCGAACCACTTGGTGACGGTGGCAGATATAACCAGGTTGGCAGAGGTTCTAACGGTATGACTAAAGCTCCTGATAATGGCAACCGATACTGCCAGGTTAGCCGCCAGTCCTACCGTATAAGCAGCCACTCTTTTTATAGTGACTGAAGCCGTAAGCCCCGGAGAGATTGGCCTGACGTAAGACAGGACACGGTTTACAGTGGCCGATACAGCAAGGTTAGTATTAGTTGTGATACTCGATGCCCAAGCTTTAACCACTGTAACTGAGGCCGACAGATTGGCCGTTAGGCATCTTGTGTAAGCAGTTATTCTTTTTATGGTTGTTACCACAGTTAAATTAGCAGATGTAACGATTGCTATTCCCCAACTTTTGAGTATGGACACTGCCACGGTTAAGCCCGGTGTTGTTGCCCTGGTATAAGTCATTACTCTGCTGGCTGCCGCCGATACGGAAATGGCAGCAGCTAAGGCTACATCGTAATTCTTGCCCGCAAAAATAGCAACCGAAACTATCAGGTTTGATATGGTTGATCTCGTGTAGGTCATGGCCCTGTCTATAGTTGCTGATATGCTTAATGCAGTAGAAGTAATAATTGTCCGGTTCCTGCTAAAGGCAACACTAACCGCAGCCGTCAATCCAGCAGAGGTGGATCTTGTGTAGGTCATGGCTCGGTCTATGGTTGCGGATATAGACAATGATGTGTTTGTGATTATGTTATGAGCGGCAACCCTGAGGATACTCACCGCCACAGTCAGGCCCGGAGCGGTCACAATCTTTACTCCCCAGCTCTTGATAACTGTAGCAGCGATGGTTAACCCAGGAGAGGTCGCCCGTGTATAGGACATGGCCCTACTAATAACAGTATTTATAGATAATGCAGTTGACGTAACAACCTTATACCCCCGCTTGAAAGCAACGGTGGCTGATGCCGTTAAGTTGGATATAGTTGCCCTAGTATAAGTCACTGTTCGAGAAATGCCTGTTGGGACTTCCTCGGCCCCAAATGTTATCAGGCTATCCCACAGGGACTCTTTGGTTGCCTTTATCCAAGAGGCTGAACGGGCTGTTTTTGATAAACGCAATTCATCTATAGACCCATCAAAAGTCCTATCCCCTGCCAACCTGTTACCACTATACAATATGTTGCCAGCATCACTTAAAGGTGCCCCCGTATGCCGAGCATCCCCTAGAGAACTAGCAGTCACAGCACCATTGAAATACATAATGGGGTCATTGAGTACAGCGGAAGCATCATACGTTACGGTCATTAAGCTATCGGTATTTATGGGAATTACCGCATTATCTGTATACCAGCTATCTTCTGCGGGGTCGTCAAATCTTTGGAGGAACCTTGCTTTCATAAACCCAGCAACTTCTTCCCTGACAACAAACCACCACCCTACGGAAACCCCAATCTGTTTGATTGCAATAATCCCTTGGTTGTTTTCCCCATCACTAGCAGGTTTTATTAAGGCTTCTATAGTCCCACCAGTATGGAATATGTTCTGAATTGAGGCTGCATCGGCAATAGCTAATCTATCATCACTACCATCAAAATCTTGTGCATATCCGACTTGCCCTGCTACTTGGTTAGGCTCATTCGCACCCTTCTTTGTCCCATCGTTATCATTAGAAGTAGAGTCGTAGATATGGGCGTTATCTACACCATCAGCCATATGGTAGACAGCTTTGAAGTTAGCATCCCAGACATTCTCGGCTACTACATCGTTGGTATCTCCTACATAGGTAGTATTATCAGCGTGGTCAGAGTCATAGTAAAGGTAGAGCTCTGTATCAGCACCACTAGCTATACTACTTGCACCTGATACCTTAACATGAAGCCAAGCCTTCTCATTGGCATCATCCCATTTCTCTATCTCAACATAGCACTCAGTAGTGCCATCAGTTAGAGTGACTGCTATCTTCTTACGGTTTGCATCACTTGTTAGTTCATCAAAGACAGCGGACACATCCGCAGAGGTTATACCAGATGAGGCACTAAGATAGACCATAATAGGGAAGTTAGATAGTGCAGCATCTATATCCCCACTAT